AAAAATTAGGTCATTAGTTAAACTCTCTCTTGCTTCTATTATTGGCATTACTTGCGACCTCCTTTTTTACCAAAGCCGCCTGCTTTAGCCATTTTCTTTAAATCTAACTTACCTTTGTTCTTACCGGACTTAAATCGAATGTGGTTCTTCTTACTCTTGACATATCTGTTCCACTTAGACATCTTTACCTTTTTCTTAACTGGCATAGTCTCTTGAACAACTTGTTGAACATCTTGTACGTTACCGCCAGTAGCAACAATAGTTTCACCAGCTCTTATGAATATCTGAAAGGCTGGATTGCCTTGCAGCATGTAGGCTTGATATGCGGGGATTGCTATCATATCTACTGGAACAACAGTTGTCGCATCTGCGAGATACCATCCCGCTATGCCACCACCTGCTGCACCAATAGGCCCACCTACTGCAAAACCTAGAACTGCGCCTTCTGCGGCACTTACTACAGGGTTATCTAATACTTCATCAACTACTGATGCACCTACACCAGCAAGAAATTTTTTGCCTGCTGGTGACTTTAATACTGACTTTGCTACTTTACTTGCTGGCAATCAAAGACCCCCTTCAAAGGTCTTGTGCTTGTGTCAGCATGTCTTGAAGCTCTGTCTTGGTGATTTTACGAGACTCTGCAATCATCATAATATCTATTTCAATGGTTTCGTTGTTGTATTTAGTACAGTTTTCACTTGCTACTCCAATCAATAGATCTGTTACCAAAGTGTAACCATCTGGATGAAGGTCATATACACCACGGAATCTTTCTTGATTCTCCCAAATGAATGAACCGGCTGATGGGTCGCCTTCTCTTGTGGTAGTCATTGTGTAATTGTTTAAAACATTAGGAGAACCAATACCGACATCGCTAGCATCTTCGTATGCAGTAGTAGTTGCGAATACTTGCAAGCTTGCAAAAGAAGTTTGAGCAACACCTAATACAGGGTCAAAGACAGAAGTGTTTCCGGTTCCAACCTTTCTTAGTTGATAGGTTATCTCTTTTACATTCAATCCTTGTTCTTGTACGACAGATACATAGTCACTTAGGTCTAATCGACCATAAACGACAGGAAGATCTCCTGAACCGTTTAATGTGAATTGTAGTCTGTCTCTTAAAATTATGTCATCTGCTCTTTTAGCCATAAATATAGACTATATAGTTCAGTTTATTATACTTCTTCTGCACCTCGTCGCTATACGCCTATGCTCTGCGCTAGGGACTTTCTACTGAAATCGCAACACCTAGCGGCTAAATCAACTATATCTTTCAATCATTACCAATGAAACTATAAGGAAACGCCATCTAGGGGTGTTATGTGTACACAATGTAACACCTGTTTGGGCCTACAAAGATGTTTAGAATACAAAAGACCAGGTCATTACAAGAAATCTTGTGATGGTATCTATTGGGTCACACTAGAATGTGCAACTTGCAGAGGGCGATAATATGAATTGCGATTGTTACAAATACAGATTCTTACCGATCATTGAATTATTAGAATCAGCATCATCTCACATGAATTTTAGGACACCAGGTTATGACCAACATCAACAAAAAATACATGAGATTGTTCAAGAAATGAATATGAGATTTAAATGCATTAGCAGTTGTTACGTACAAACTAAATTACCAGGGGGAAACCAACAATGAGTCGCCCTAGAGCTACCGACCCAAGCGTCGCATTATCCATTGCTGTGCCGACTAGCTTGAAGACACGGCTTGACCAGGAGATAAGTTACACACAATCTCGTTCAAAGTGGGTATGTCATGCAATAAAAGAAAAACTTAGTCAGGAGTTTGACTATACATCAATACCAACAAACCAATTGTTGGGTATGTTACATGCAAGGAATATTATTGATTATGAAATGTTTACATTACTAAAGCTGCGAGTTGAGGAAATTGCAGAGCTACAATAAGCATCAATAATCTTTCACACCAAGCTATTCGATTATTTTGACTTAAATCTATTTCTGCGAGTCTTTCCATTTTTTCTCCATCCTCTTCAGTGTTTTGAGAATTTCTTTTAGAATTTCATGTGTAGACATAGAATCACACACATACAACATTGCCAAGACCCGGAAGAGTTGGGTCATCTTGTGTAACTCTAGGCGGTCTTTGTGATCTAATAGCCCCACTAATTACCCCCAAAGGCAGTAAATCCCTAATCCAATATGGCATACCTGCTACAGCATCACCAAATGCTTCGGGGTTTGGTACCATAGTTCTTGATTGTGCCGCAAATATGCGTAGTTGAGCTGAAGTATTCATTGTCTCTGCTTCTTGTCCACTTTGTGATAGGAAATATTGAGTTAATGCTTGTCCACTAATCATTATCTCTGGCCTAGCTCCTCCCCAAGTATACAATGGGGAATATTGACCTGCTAAGTTTAGGGGGTTTGATAATAGTCTACCATTGGCTGTAACTCTTTCAACTTGTGAAATCGAAAACTCTCTGATTAAACCTAGACCATACTTTAGAGCTGATATTTTCTTTTCTGCAAAAGACATGTAGAAACTAATTCGACTCCTAGAGACATAAGGATAGAATGCAGGTTCAACATCTGCCAAATGAAATACTAGACTAATGTAAACATGAGGATGATAAAAAGGAAAGTTTGCTTGTGTTGCTAGGAATGATTGAGGGAATTGTCTTTGTACAATTCGACCACCGTCCTGTAACTGATCTTCTCTTTCGGGGTTATTTATTACAGCTTTAAATAAAACATTATCAGAAGCTGCATTAGGTGTTGCTCTAGGTAAACCATCAACCGACATCGATGTTAAAATTAAAGGAGTAGGTGTAACAATTAATTCAATAACACCATCAAAGGTTAGCATTTCTGGTAATGTACCAAGTCTACCAGGTAAGTGATCCCAAAAATAATCCATTTGTAGCATGTTTCTTTGCATACCGGATTTAAGGTTTATTTTTTGAGTTACTACTTTGACTCTATCTTGGTTATTTTGAAAAATTAGGTCATTAGTTAAACTCTCTCTTGCTTCTATTATTGGCATTACTTGCGACCTCCTTTTTTACCAAAGCCGCCTGCTTTAGCCATTTTCTTTAAATCTAACTTACCTTTGTTCTTACCGGACTTAAATCGAATG